TGTAGAGATAGTCCACGGCGGTTAGCAACATGTAGCTTTGTGAAGTCTCCAATCAAGAATGTTCCAGGAGTAATGCCAGCGTTTTCTCGGATAGATACTCCCTTAATTACAGTACGGTCAGCCGTCGCAAATGGAGGCATGATGTAATGTCCGTCAGTTCCCTTTTCAATATCAAGTGCTGTTGAGTCTGCGTAGTTCAGCATAATTTCCGTAGGTCGGAATTTACCATTACCAGCAACCGCAATTTCCATGATACCAACTCGCAATACGTCTGCCTTTGTAGCAGTGCTTGCTGTAAGTGTTCCAGCCAATGCTCCACCTGTGAATGCTGGTGCAGTAGCAAGTACTCCTGTTAGGTCTGAAATACCAGTTCCTGAAAGTAGCTTTTCGTCTACCTTTAGGTTCAAGTCTTCAATCAAAGAGTTTCGTACAAATGATACCAACTGTGGTGCGTCCTCAAGGATTTCGTTTGAGGCTTTGCTCATAACAGTTACCTTAACAACGTCCGCAGAGAATACTCCAAACTCGTAATCCTTTTCAGCAAAGGTTGCAAGTTCAGCAGTAGTCGCAGGTGCACCAGTTTCGTCAACAACTTCAACCCAAGATACCTTGTCTGAATTTGTCCCCTCTGATGTAGCAAGGTCTTCCATGAATACCGCACGTTGTGGGTCTCGTGTAATACCAGCCTTTCGGTCTTCCTCAACAACTTCTCCTGTAAGAGAGTTAAGTTCAGAAAGTTCCTTTACGGATACCTCAAAAGATTGTCCAATAGCAGATTTTGCAAATGCAAATCCCTCTTTGGTTTTCTCAACATTGAGTGATGTGTCCGCTTTCTTGCTTGCGTTTACTACGTCAGCAAATGCCTCTTTAGTTGACTTAGCAAGTTCCTCTTTCATGTTCATTGCTTTCAATGCCTCTTTAGCATTTTCTGTAGCAACTTCCTTGAATAGAGCTTTTAGTTCCTCTACTTCTGCTGAGTCCTCGTCTTTTGAGTCGTCAGCTGTTTCAACAAATTCCTCTGCATCTTTCGGTGCAGGTACGTTTTCCCCGTCGGCATTCTTAATGAATTTACCTTTAGAGTCAACTAGAAATTTATCATCTCCAAATAGTTTGAATTTAAACATATAGTTAAATAAAATTATTCTAATAATCTAATAAAATGCTTTCGCAGAAGCCCGTTGCAGGGGTGTAGTTTTATCTCCGACTTTTTATTTAATTATTTTAAAGAGTGTTTGATTGCTCGTATTGTTTTATTTAAGAGTCTTTTCATTTTTACCTCCTTGAGCTTTTTAGCCTCATTTTCTGCCTCCTCTGGTGTTTGCTCGTTTTCGTCCGTTTCGGCTGTCTCTGGCTGTTCTGGTGTCTCTGGTGTGGTCTCTGGCTCTGCGTCCTCCTCCTCATCATCTCCAATAAGGTCTTTCAATGAGATAAGTTCGCTCTTTGCCATTTCCTTTGCCATTTGCTTGATGTCAATGCCTTTCGCTTTCGCTAGCGCAAGCTGGTTAGCTGGGATTGAAACAAAAGATACTTCCAATAGTTCGCTCTCCATAAGTCGGGTAACTCCATTTTCTCCAACCTCCATGCTTTCGGGAATAAATCCGATTGATACCGCATTCATGTAGCCTCCCTTGTACAAGTTCCAATAAGTCTTTGCTAGTGAGTATTCCTCAACCGCAAATTTGAAACGCCCAATCAAAACTTTCACGCCGTCGTCCTCCTCTACCCACATTTTCTCAACCTTTGCTACTGATTTTGCAGAGTGGTCATGGCTAGGTAGTACAACTGGGTTTTTCATAAAGTTTGTAAACTTCATGCTTGTGATGTCCACAATGTCTCCATGGCGGTCAACAACTTCCGCAGACATTACAAAGTCCATTGTGAAATTATTTTCATCAATAGAGTCTGCTTTGCTGAATGCGTGTAAAAAATGTTTTTCCATAAGCTATATTATATCATTATCTAACAACTGGGGCAATAACACATCGGCAATTAACACTTGCCTCTGCTGGGAATGTCTCCCCGTTCCCAAATGCAACGTCTTTATCAATCACTCCCTGTGCCTCGTTGCTCAAGTGTTCGTCCCGTACTTTTCCGTCTCGTGTGGTAAGCCACATTTTTCCTGTAACAACATCGCTCTCTGCAAATGCTTGGTTCAGTCCCGTGTTGCTCATGTTCGTTCCCTCTGTCTGTGCAATTCGTTTTGCTCGTGTCCGTGTCATGTCGTCAAAGGCTTTGTAAATGTTCCGTGCCTGTACGTCTCGTCCGTATCCCTCCTGTAATCCCTCTGCCATAATCTGTCCAATCATTGAATACGTTACGCCAACAACATTCTCTGAAAAGAATATCGCTCGTAGTTCAATAATTTTCATCAGCTCTGGTGAGATAGTAAATTGGTCTACCTTGTGAAATGCTTTCACGGGTTCAAGTCCTGTATTACCACTCCGTAACGCCATGATTGGGTATGTCTGACGCGCTAGGTTTTTTGTTTGTTTCATTTCCTCCTCAACATTAAAAATGTTAGCAAGGGTCATCGGCTCGTTGTCGGGTGTGTTCTCAATCGCTGTTTGTACTCGTGCTTTTTGCTCTCGGAAGTACTTGCGTGTCTCTCGTCCCATGTAGGCAATGTTTGTGTCGGTCACGCTGTTCATGGCATTAACATAAATCTTTTTGTATCGCTCGTCGGGTACAGTCAAAAACTCTTTTGCTTTTTTCTTTGCAAAAATTGCTGTCGCTTTTTCTACAAGCTCCTCGTTTTGTTTTAATTTTTTGTATAGCCAATGCCGTCCCTTAAAGGCGTTCTCAACCATAACTGTTTGTGGCTGTGTAATGTCAATCGTTCCAAATTGTCGGAACAAACTGTCTCCTCCGTCCACAGGGTCAAGTCGCATGCGTGTGCGAGCCTCGTTTACCGTAATCCACTTATCAACACCTGCGGTCAATTCCTCCATAAGCATTTTTCTGTCCTCGTGTATCAGTTCCTCGTGTTCAAGTGTCAATGCGTCTGGGTATTCGTCCAGCAAGATGTACTGTGTAATCGCCTCTTTGAAAAGTCGTGCCAATGGCTCAATCGTAAATCGCATAAATTGCTCCATGCCAGCGTCGGCGTTCGCAAGGTTTACATCGTCGCTTGTAATAAGTGATTTTGGTACGCCAAGTGCCAATGCAATGTCGTCTCGTAGAAACTTCATGCTCTCAATAAAGTCCATTTCCTTTTGGGTAAATGAAAGTTGCTCGTATTTGAAGTCGTCGCTACCTCCAAGCACGGCTGTTCGCTTGTCTGTGTTCTTACCAGAAAAGCTATTGTAAAAATCTTTCTTGATTGTCTCTGCCTCCTCTGTTGTTGAAAGGTCTTTAACGTAAATCAGTCCGTCTGGTCGTCCGTTGTTTTCAAAGATTGTGTTTTGTAGCTGGTTTGCTTTTTGTTCAGCGGTCAATCGTGATAGTACAGGTCGCAATACTCCAGCACCTCGTAATGGGTTGCTAGGGTCAGCAAATTTAACATGCAACATTTCTTTGCGTGTAAACTCCTCAATCTTTCCGTCTCCCTTGTGTACAGTGTAAACAAGTTCCATATCCTCGCTGTTCAGCTTTTTCACTTCAACGTCAACAATGTCTGGTCGCACGTTAATCATTCCAACCAATCGCCCATTCTCTCGGATAAGTTTAATAAACGCCTCTCCCGATAACTTCATGTGGATAACAAAGGTATCAAGAAACTCGTTCTTGGTTTGGTATGGGTTTGGCTTGTAAAGAATATCTAAAAATTCGTGCGTTTCAAATCGTTCTGCCTCTCCTTGTGTGTTTAAAATCTTTAGCATGAAAAAATCTATACCAGAAAAGACTGTAGTAATTTTACTCAGTCCAGCAAATAGGTATAAGCTCTTTGTGTATTGTGATAGAGAGTAACTGTCTGCAATATTATCAGATGCGCTCGTCAGTAGTGCGTTGGCACTGTACAAGCTGGGTGTGGTAATTCCCTCGCCTTGTACAAAGAATTTTTTAATTGGATTTAGTATTTTTTCAAACATATTTTTTATTAAGCACTAACTATTCGTCTTTGTTTCATATTCAACATTCCGTCAATCGCATGTACTAAGCTGTCCACTTGGTCGTCATGTTCCTCAATTCCAAATCCCAGTAGTTCCTCTATTATATCATCTGCACCGTCTTTTGGAAACAACACAATGCCACTCTGTATATAACTTGCAACTGAAAAGAGTCTCGCTCGCTTGTCTTTGGTCACTTTCATGCCGACAGTTTTCAATCCGTTCTTTTGAAACATCTCAATCGCAGACTTTTGGTATGCCACGTCCTCAACATAAAATGTAGTGCGTTCAGGCATCATAGCGTTGATAAGTTTTGCCTCTCCAACCGTCTCGGTAAAGCCAATTCGCTTTTTCAGGTTTCCTTTCAGGACTAAGTAGCGTGCCTCCCCGTAGTCGTTCTCAACCTCAACAATCTTTGTCATGGCTGTGTAGTCGGCAGTCTCCGCCTTTGAAATGGCAAGGTCAACGCCAACGCCTCCTCGCTTTTTGTCTTTCTGTAGCCACTTGTCGTCGTAGTACTGTATGTCGTCCATAGTGATAATCTGGTCAGCGTCATCAACAATCTTGAGCAAGTACTCTCTCTGCCAAATAATGTTTCCCATTCCCTCTCCAGCAATCAGCACCTCAGCTTTCTTTTCTGCAATAGCGTCCATGTCTGGGTAAAGTCCTTTCCATGTGATGTTGCCCTCGTCGTCAATCAACGGGAATTTGTGTACGGTCACAAGTTCTGAACGGTTCAAGTGTTCCAGCAAACAATCTCGGTGTACAAGGTTTCCAATCATAATAATTTTTGTGTCTTTCGCCAACACTCCTTGCTTTGTCGCCTGTGCAACCTCTGAAAAAAACCATTCTCTCGTTTTCTTTCTTTTCTCTAGCGTTCGGGTAGCCTCAACGTCCTCAAGGTCATCAACAATAATCAAGTCAATCCTGTTCCCCTTAAACTTCAATCCACGCACCTTTTGGTTTCGTGAGCGTGCAAGCATAGCTCTCCCGTCGTAGGTAATGTGTCCCTCGCTCCACTTAGATGTACCAGCCGTTGTTTTCTTGTCAATCTGAATATCAAAATCTGCCTTTAGTAATTTGTTTTCCTCTAACTCGGCTCGTATGTTGGCGAGGCTTTTCTTTGCGTCGCTGTCCGTCGCTCCAACGTAAACAATAAAGTCACTTTGCTTTGTGACAAAACGCCAAAGGGCAAACGCCTCCAATATCGTACTCTTTGCACTACCACGAAAACCAATCATGGAAACAAAGCTATCGTCAGACATCAACGTCTCAAATATCTCATGGTGGAAGTCTGCCATGTCCAATGGGAAGTTATGCGTCAAGTAGGTCATGCAAAAGAAATGAAAATCAGTTTCAGCAAATGCAATCCGCACCGCCTCATTCTCTGCAAACGCCTCTATGTCTTTTGGGTTTACTCTTTCTAGCAACATATTATTTTTTCTTTTTAGTCTTTGCTTTCTTTAGCGTTTTGCTTTCCTTTCCCTTGAGTGTTTTTGAAATAGCTTGAAATGTGATTATCCCCGATTTGATGTTCAGCTTGATGTTGTCAATCTGTTCCTGTAGCTCTGGCGTGCGTCCCGTTCCAAGTACTTCCACCTGTTGTTTAGGCTTGCCGTCAATAATGCTCATAATGTCCATGATAGCCTTTCGCTTTTCGCTAATACTCACTTGCTTTGAGTCTGCCAAAGCGATGTACACAAGTTCCTCTGCGAGCTTGTCGCCAATGTCTGTGTCCTTGCCTAGTTCCCTTTGCACTTTCTTGATAAGTTTTTTCCGCAAAGAATAAGAGCCTCTGGGTCGCCCGTCTGGGTTACCTGTCTGCCCTTTCAAGAATTTGCCCTCCTCATCTCTGATGACTTCATCTTTTTCCTTTTTATCCTGTTTTTTACCTGTTCTTACGGTCATATTCTTTAATTATACAATATAAAAACAAAAAAAGGTAGTCTTTCAACTACCCCTTGATTTCATTTGCCACTTTAGGCTTTCTTTTTGCGTTCGCTATAATACGTCTTTTCATATTCCTATTATACCCTGTTAATTTCCTGCAAGCAACTTGTTATTTCGTGCTATCGTAAATGTGTAAAAATACCGCAATCAAAAAAACAACAAGGTAAATAATCCCGATTGTTTTTAATATCATCATAATGCGTTGTATTTATCTAAATAAACATCACAAAGTCTCTGGTATTCCTCTTGGCTTGGCTCTCCAAATTGGCTAGTCTTTTTTCCTATTCGTATGTCCTCTAGGTAATCCAACTTCTTTGCACTAATACGTTCGGTAAGTTTTCTGCGGAATGGAATACTTGCGTCGGGTGTCCACTTCGGGTTATTGCATTTCTTGCATTGCCCGTGTACGTTATCCTCGTCAAAGTGTGTGTCAAAGTTCCCGTCTGTAACAGAAACGTAGTGTCCAGCGTCCCATTTCCTCCAATGTTCTGGCTCTAGCTCGCAACTAACGCAACGTCCGTATTGTTCGTAGTCTCTTTTTCGTGTGTACATTGAAAAGATAGTCCAAAACATTGACTTCCAGCCTCCCTTTCCTTTCCAACGTTTCGTACTTGGTATTCCCTTGTAGCTGGTTATTTCTTTTTTCTTTTTTGGTTTTGGTTTTTTCTTTGTGGTTTTTTTAGTCCGTAAAGAAGTCCGCTTGCGTGCGTCAGCTTTCTTTTTCGCCTCTATAACTTCGGCGTAGGATTTCTTTTTAAAACCACTTCTTTTCATATAATATTATTTTCCTCTCAATTTGAAAGACGCTGTTATTGTTTTTCCGCATTCAATACAATGGTAGCTTTCTAGCTTTTCGTCTGGCGTGTGAATGAACGGGTAACTAAATATCATTTCGTATGTGTGTTTGCAAAATGGTCGTTTAAGAAAGTTTTTTAATTTTTTCATGTTCTTGTTTGGCTATGCTGATAAATTTTTCAAGTATTTTTTTCTTGTCTTTCTCGTTTATCTTTCCAACAATGGGTATCTCGGCTTTGTAAGCATGTCCCTCAATCGTTGTCTCCACCAGTAGGTAGTCCCCAGTCGGCGTCTGTTCCCTCCTCATAATACTTTGCACGCTCCTCATCAGTCTCGCTGGAGAAAGTGAACGTAATAGTTTTTTCGTTTTTGTGTACAGTCCTGTGAATATCATATGTTTTTCCCGTGTTAATATCTTGTAATTTGATTTGTGCGTCTGGGTATGTAGCTCCCAAAACTTTTATGTAATCTCCGTTCATATTATATCACTTTATCTATTACTTTTCTCTTTTTGTTGTTAATGTCCTCAACATGTTCGTCAAGAGTTATTGTCATATCGGTTTTTTGTCCATACTTCTAATTCGTGCAATACCCGTGCGTCGGCAGACTCCCTGTTTGTCGCTCGCATAAGCTCCTTGTAATGGTCGCTGTCTGGGTACTTGTACCCATTGTCGTCAAAACAGTTTTCCTCAATGTCTTTCAAAAAGTTTGTGTACTCTTTGGTTTGTTTGAATAGCATAGTGCTGTTCACTTTCACTTTACCGTCAAAGTCAATTTGTGGCTTGCCGTCCTGTCCGTAAAGTATATATCCGATTGTGCGTTTCATTTCGCCAGCACATTCTGCCATGTCCACACTCGTCATGTCTGCGTTAAAAACTTCCCGAGATTGTCTCCAGTAATAAGGCACTACCGCTCCTCTGAAAAATGCCCGTAGGTCTGCTAGTGATTTGTTTTCTGAATTAAGGGTGTCTGATAGTGTCTCCATGTGTCCCTCTCCTTTTTCATTGAGATAGTTAATGCGCTCTTTGACATATTCAATCTTCTCATCGCGTGTTTGTTTTAACAGTTTATCAACAACCTCCTCAGCGTTTGAGTGCATGTCTATGAAGCCTATATTTTTGATTCCCTTTGCTGTTTTCATAATTAGTCTATTTTATTCTTGTAAGCCATATCTCCATATAGTTCTATTGCTTTTTCATTTTTATCAAAGTTCTCTAGACTACTTGGCAATACTGTCTCTCTGACTTTTTTATAATTAAATGTTTTCATGTTGTTTTAATTTAAATTGATAATGTATTATATCTATCTTTCCCCAAATGGTGTGAAAATCATTCTTTGAATATCAACCATGAATCTACATTCTCCTTCCATAAATTCTGATATTGAAAGGTCTTCAGTAGTATTTGATGACTTAACTTCAAGATAAATAAATTTATCAAATACCTCATAATCCTCCTTGTGAACCATTTTGAATATACTTTCAATTATAAATACTTCGTCTCTTTCATCTTCTGGTACTAAGTCAAACCCTCCAAACCTTGAGTAATTTATTTTCATGTTGTTTTATATAAAACTAATAATGTGATTGCGTGCTATGGCGGAGGAGCGAACATTTAGAAACAGCCCAATGTGTGTTGATACTATCTCTTAACGATGAGCCAGTGAGCAATGCTATTGCTGCGAATAGTAAGAACATGATTTTATTTGTTGTACTTTTTACAGTTTTCTAGTAATGAGACCCACCTGATATTTTCAAGAACATAGCCTTTGCTGTTGTCGATTCTATCAATCGAGGGTGTGAGGTTTCGTTTGAACCCTGAGTCACACCATTTTTCATGAATAGAATTGAACACCTTGAGATTTTTTGATGAATTGCACCACTTGATGAATTCATCTCTCTTGCATATATTTTTGCCCTCGACTTTATATTCTCGGGTTGCTCGACCTTGTATTCTTGCGAGCATTCCTGAATATCTGTGAGAGAATATGCGTTTGAGGTTATATTTTTGACGAATTCGCTCATAATTCTCATAGTATTCAATATTTGAGAGTCTATTTTTTTTGACTCTCATTTTTGTGCATTCTTTGCACTCACCTTGAATTCCATAGAATTGAGATTGTTTTTTTTCTTTAAGACATTCTTTGCATTTTTTCATATACCTAGATTGTATCATGTCTATACCTTTTTAGAAAGGTATCAAAAGGGTATGTCTTCGGGGTTAATGTCATCGTCTGGGTATTCTATGCTCTCTATAGTATCTGTGGTCGCCTGTGCTGGCTTTTCTGTAGCTTGTGGTGTAGTTGGTCTATTGCTACCAAATTGCACTCTCTCTGCGATAATATCGGTAGCATACCCCTTAGTGCCATCCTTTTTATCCCAGCTCCTTGTTTTCAATCGTCCAATTACAAGGAGGCTATTACCCTTTTTCATATATTGAGCTGTACTCTCTGCTTGCTTCCCATATACAGTTACGTTGCTATACTCTACCTCCTCTTGCTTCTGCCCTTCCTTGTCTTTCCATACGCGGTTGGTAGCGATTGAAAAATTGCACACTTTGTTTCCGC